CGCAGAAAAGCGTTAGCGCCAGCGGCGGCTACCCCTAAACCCTTGCGGCGCAAGGGGTCTCAGCGAGTCTCAAACAAGACTTGCCCTAAGACAGTTTAGAGGGCTTTAGCGGCGGTTAACTTAACGGTAGAGCGATTCAACTTTGTGCTTGTTACGTTCGCTGAGTTTGCAGCGATTAGGGGATGCAGCAAGGGCGCAGTGACCCATGCGACCAAGAGCAGGATCGCTGCTGCTGTGGTGGAGAAAGATGGGCGGCGCTGGCTGGACCGGGATTTAGCGCTTGAGCTGTGGAACAAAAACACGGTGGCGAATGCGCAGAGCAAGGTGAGCCGTGCGGATCCGATCGAGCCATTGCCTGCTGATGCGGCTGAGCTGAAGCGCCGGGTGGAGGGGCTGCCGGATGATGCAATCCCTGATCTCAATGAGAGTCGCGCGAGACGCGAGCACTACCAGGCGGAACTGGCGAAGCTGCAGGTAACGCAGCAGCGCGGCGAGCTGGTGCCTGCTGATGAGGTGAAGAAAGAAGCGTTCCAGATGGGGCGGAGTGTGCGGGAGGCGCTGAGCAACCTGGCGGATCGGCTGAGCCACCAGCTGGCGGGCGAGACTGACCCGGCGCGGATTCATCAGGTGCTGACGCAGGAGCATCGTGCGGCGCTGGTGGAGATGTGCGATGAGTAACGCTTGGCGTGATGGATTCCTGGAGGGGCTGCGACCAGAGCAACCGCTGACGGTGAGCGAGTGGGCGGATCGGTATCGGAAACTGAGCAGCAAGGCGAGCGCAGAGCCGGGGCCGTGGCGCACAGATCGGACGCCGTACCTGCGCGAGCCGATGGATTGCCTGAGCAGCGAGAGCCCGGTGCAACGGGTGGTGATGATGTTTGCAGCGCAGACCGGCAAGACGGAGGCGGGCAGTAACTGGCTGGGCTATGTGATCGACCACGCGCCGGGTCCGATGCTGTGCGTGCAGCCAACGATTGAGATGGCTAAGCGGCTGAGCAAACAGCGGCTTGAAAGCATGATCACGGAGACGCCGGTTTTGGCGGCCAAGATCGCGCCGGCCAGGAGCCGCGATTCTGGCAACACGATGTTTAGCAAAGAGTTCAGCGGGGGCATCATGCTGATGGCCGGGGCCAATAGCGCCACTGGCTTGCGCTCTGCACCGTGCCGGTATCTGTTTTGCGACGAGGTGGATGCCTTCCCTGCTGATGTGGATGGGGAGGGCGATCCTGTGAGCTTGGCGGAGCGGCGAACGACAACGTTTGCGCGGCGGAAGATCCTGCTGACTAGCACGCCAACGGTGAAGGACTTCAGCCGGATTGAGGCTGAGTACCAGCGGAGCGATCAGCGGCGGTTCTATGTGCCATGCCCAGCGTGCGGCGCGATGGACTGGCTGAAGTGGGGCCAGCTGAAGTGGGCCGACGGGCAGCCGGAGACTGCGCGTTATCAGTGTGAGCACTGCGGCGAGCGGCTGGAGGAGATGCACAAGCCGGCGATGCTGCGCGGCGGTGAGTGGCGAGCGACGGCGCCGAGCAATGGGCGCACGGCTGGGTTCCATCTGTCGGGGCTTTACAGCCCGCTGGGATGGTGCAGCTGGGAGCAGCTGGTTGATGATTTCTTGCGGGCGAAGGGTGACGCGCCGGCGTTGAAATCGTTTGTGAACACCCGACTAGCGGAGACGTGGGAGGAGGATTATGCGGCGAAGGTGAGCGCCGATGGACTGATGGGCCAACGGTTGGCTTATGCGCCGGCCACATGCCCTGCCGGCGTGGTGCTGCTGACTGCTGGCGTTGACGTGCAGGACAACCGGCTTGCGATCAGTGTGTGGGGATGGGGCGAGAGCGAGACCGGGTGGCTGATCTGGCACCAGGAGCTGATGGGCGACCCGACGCAGGTGGAGGTGTGGGGGCAGTTGGATCAGGTGCTGGCGACAGAGTGGAGCACGGAGGCTGGGCGCGCGTTGAAGATTGCGCAGATGGCGGTGGACAGCGGCGGCCACTGCACGCATGAGGTGTATCGATACGTGCGCGACAGGGTTGGGCAGGGCGTGCTGGCGATCAAGGGCAGCAGCAGGCGCAACAGCCCGGCAGTAGGCAAGGGAACTAAGCAGGATGTGAACTGGCGGGGCAAGGTGATTAAGCGCGGTGTGACGCTGTACCAGCTGGGCACGGACACGATCAAGACAACGCTGTTTGGCCGGCTGCGCCACAATGAGACCACAGGCGGGCTGAACTTTGGCCTTGCTGCTGATGATGAATATTTCCGGCAACTGACGAGCGAGCGGCAGGCGTTGCGGTATCACCGTGGGTTTCCGATCCGCGAGTGGGTCAAGAAAGCAGGCGACCGCAACGAAGCGTTGGATTGTGCGGTGTATGGCTACGCGGCGATGTTGATCTATGGGCGGAAGATGAACAAAGCAACGATGTGGGAGCAGTTAAGGGTGGAGCTAGAAGAAGGGAAGAAAGCACCGCTAAGATCTAGGAGGCAGCCGGCCTCTGCGGCTGTCAGTGGCTTCGTAAACAACTGGTAGCCGTGCAGATCCCAGCAACAATCCGAGCCGGTGACACGGTGCGTTGGCGGGATGAGGCCAGCACTGACAACCTGGGCAATCCGATTGACAGCGGCAGCTGGACGCTGACCTACTACCTGCGGACCAATACCGCGAGCGAAGGCGCGACGGTGGTCGGCACGGCATCTGGCACCGGCTGGGATTTTGTTTTGGCCGCGGCCACCAGTGCAGGCTTTGACGCAGGGCAGTGGTACTGGCAGGCGATTGCCACCAGCGGCAGCGACAAGGTGACGCTGGGCGCTGGGCAGTTGCAGGTGCTGGCGGCGCTGAACTACACCGGCACGCCTGGCGCATTTGACGGCCGATCGCAAGCGCAGATCGATCTGGATGCGGTGCAGGTTGCGATCCGCACGATTGTTAGCGGCGGCGCCAAGCAGTACAGCATCGGTAGCCGCAGCTTTACCAAGCTTGATTTGAGCGAGCTTATGGAGCGCGAAAGTAAGCTGAAAGCTGAAGTGAAGCGCGAGCAGATGGCCGACCTGATCGCCAACGGCTTGGGCAATCCGCACAATCTGTTCGTGAGGTTCTGATGGGATTGCGCACGCGGCTATTCAAGGCGATGGGTTTTGAGCCGACCCGGCCCCAGCGTCGGGCTTACCAGGGCGCGCGCGTTAGCAGGCTGACGGCTGATTGGGTGACAAGCGGCACCAGTGCCGACAGCGAGATCAAAAGCAGCTTTAAGGCGTTGCGCAACCGTGCGCGGCAGCTGTGCCGTGATAACGACTACGCGCGGCAGGCGCTGCGGAGCATCCAGAACAATGTGATCGGGCACGGCATTAAGCATCAATCACAGGTGCGGATGCAGCGTGGCGGTCGGTTGGATCAGGCCATTAACGGCCAGATTCATGAGGCATGGGAGCGGTGGATGTATAAGAGCCGCTGCGACGTGAGCGGCCTGCTCGGCTTCCACGACATGGAGCGCCTGCTGTGCCGCAGCTTGGCGGAGAGCGGCGAGGTGTTCGTGCGGATGATTCGCCAGCCATTCGGCGGATCACGGGTGCCGTTTGCGCTGCAGGTGCTTGAGGCTGATTACCTGATTGATGACGAGATCCCGCAAGCCGCGACCGGTAACACGGTGCGGATGGGCATTGAGGTGGATGGCTACCTGCGGCCTCAGGCGTACCACTTCTATGCCAACCACCCGGGCGACACGTATGCCGGCAATCCGCGGACTAATGGCCGACGGATTCGCGTTCCTGCTGATGAGGTGATTCACCTCTTTCTGTCGGAGCGGCCAGGCCAGACCAGAGGCGTGACGTGGTTTGCGTCGGCGCTGATGCGTCTGCACATGCTGCAGGGTTACGAAGAGGCGGAGGTGGTGCGGGCACGGGCGAGCAGCGCACTGATGGGATTCATCCAATCGCCTGAGGGTGAGCTGATCGGCGATGAGGTGTACGAAGGCGATCGGGTCAGCGAGTTCAGCCCTGGCGTGTTCAAGTATCTGGCGCCAGGCGAGAGCGTGACGGTGCCTGATCTGAACGCACCTGATGGCCAGCTGGAGCCGTTCACCCGTTCGATGCTGCGTGCTGTGGCGGCTGGCGTTGGCGTCAGCTTTGAAAGCATCAGCAAGAACTTCTCAGAGAGCAACTACAGCAGCAGCCGGCTCAGCCTGCTTGAGGAGCGCGACACGTACAAGGTGCTGCAGCGGTTCTTTATCGAGAACTTCCATCAGATCGTTTTCGAGAACTGGCTCGACATGGCGGTTCTTAGCGGTGAGCTGAACCTGCCCGCTTACGAAACCAATCCCGACCGCTATCGCGCCAGCCGCTGGATTCCCCGCAGCTGGGAGTGGGTGGACCCACAGCGCGAAGTGAACGCCTATAAGGATGCCGTGCGCTGTGGCTTCAAGACACTGGGCCAGGTGATCAGCGAGCAAGGTGGCGATTTGGATGATGTGCTGATGGCACGGCAAGCTGAGCTGGCCATGCTGGATGAGATGGACATTGTGCTCGACACTGATCCCAGTGAGGTGAACGCTGGCGGCGGATCACAACCAACAGTGCCGTTAGGTGGTGAGCCGGCCTTTGAGGATACGGACGCCCCGTTGGAAGATGAGGGCTATGAGGAGGAGTCGGTTCTTGAGGATGCAGCAGAGGGACCTGAGGATTGATGGCTAACGTCAACGGCACCGAGATCGACCTGATACCAACCGAGGGGATGCGCACGGAGGCGCAGCGTTATCGCGACTGGAAGGCTGACGGCGAAGCAGGTGGCACTGAGGTTGCAGCGCGCAGGGCCGGGCAGATTCTGTCAGGCGATGAACTGAGCCCCGACACGGTGATCACGATGGCGGCATGGTTTGCTCGCCATGAGGTGGACAAACAGGGCGAGGGCTTCAGCCCTGATGAAGAGGGCTACCCATCGCCGGGGCGTGTTGCATGGGCCGCATGGGGTGGCGATGCGGGCCAGAGTTGGGCCAGCGATAAGGCGGATAGAATCAAAGCACTGCAGGATAGACAAATGGAAGAGGCACGGCCTTATCCAAATGAGCACGCGGCCAGGATGACTGATCCTGATCAGTACGACGAACTACGCCGTGAGAATGGTGCCGGTGGCGAAGGCGTTGATTTCATCTATGGAATCAAGGAAGGCGAGAGCGAGATTCAAGCTGTGCGGTTTGATGCGCAGCAGTTCACGCCAGACGAGGCGCGCACCTGGCTGAGTGACAACCAAATGGATCCGATTTTATTTGAAGAAGCAACAGGTGAAGAACGCGCAATGCCTGGCCTCGGCCGGCATCAGCGTGCCGAGCTGACAACCTTTGACGAGGTTGAGGATCGCACTTACGAGTTCCCCTTCAGCTCTGAGTTTCCTGTTGCTCGTTACTTCGGCAACGAGATTTTGAGCCACGAAGGCGAGGCCGCTGATCTTAGCCGCTTGAACGATGGAGCGCCGCTCCTGTTCAACCACAACCCCGATCGAGTGATTGGCGTTGTGGAGCGTGCATACATTGATGGCAAACGCCGTCGCGGTTATGCGCGTGTGCGGTTCAGCCGCAATCCATTTGCTCAGGAAATCCTGAGTGATGTGAAGGATGGCGTTTTACGGAATGTCTCCTTCGGCTACTCCATCGACAAAATGGAGGAGCGCGGCAGTGGTGATTTTGTTGCCACCGCCTGGTCGCCCTATGAGGTTTCGGTTGTGTCGGTGCCGGCTGATCCCGGCGTCGGCATTGGCCGATCCCTTGAAGGCGACGAAGCTGCCTCGGCAGCACCTACACCTGATCCCATTCCTGCAATGGAAAACACCACCCCTGATCTGGCCGTGGTGCGGGCCGAAGCCGCTGAGGCTGAGCGCTCCCGCATCGCTGGCATCAATGCACTGTGCGATAAGCATGGTATGGCCGACCTTGGCCGCCAGCTGATCGAGTCCAATCGTTCCATCGATGAAGCTCGCGCTGCTGTACTCGACAACCTCGACATCAAACAGGAGCCCGTAACCATGAGCGCCGCTGAAATCGGCCTTACCGCACAGGAGAGCCGCAGCTTCTCCTTCATGCGTGCCATTAACTATCTGGCAAACCCCACCGACCGCTCGGCCCGTGAGGCTGCAGCGTTCGAGATTGAAGCATCTGAGGCTGCTGCTGCCAAGCTCGGCCGTCAGTCCCGCGGCATCACCATCCCCCAGGATGTGCTGCGCCGTGACCTGAACGTGGGCGCTGCTACCGCTGGCGGCAACCTGGTCGCTACCGAGCTTGACGCTGGCAGCTTCATCGATCTGCTGCGCAATGCTTCGGCTCTGGATCAGGCAGGCGCCACCGTGCTGACCGGCCTGACCGGCAACGTCGCCATCCCCCGCCAATCTGGCGCTGGCACTGCTTACTGGGTGGCCGAGAGCGGCGCTCCTACTGAGTCGCAGCAGACCGTGGATCAGGTGAGCCTGACCCCCAAGACCGTGGCTGCCTTCACCGACTACAGCCGCCGCCTGATGATCCAGTCCTCCATTGACGTGGAGAACATGGTTCGCACCGACCTGGCTCGCGTGCTGGCACTCAAGATCGACCTGGCTGGTCTGTATGGCACCGGCTCCAATGGTGAGCCCCTTGGCCTGAAGCTGACCACCGGCATCGGCACCGAGAACTTCGGCGCTGCTACTCCGACCTTTGACGAAGTGGTGGCACTTGAGAGCGACGTGGCTACCGCCAACGCGCTGCTCGGCAACCCCGTCTACCTGATGAACGCTGCAATGCGCGGCGGCCTCAAGACTGCCAAGAAAGATGCCGGCTCCGGCATGTTCATCATGGAAGGCAACGAGGTCAACGGTTACACCGGCGTGCTGTCCAATCAGGTTGCCTCTGGTGATCTGTGGTTCGGCAACTTCGCTGATCTGATCATCGGCTATTTCTCTGGCCTTGATCTGATGGTGGACCCCTACACCAACAGCACCTCCGGCACCGTCCGCGTGGTTGCGATGCAGGATGTGGACATCGCCGTCCGTCACCCTGAGTCCTTTAGCCGCGGTAACGACACCCTCTGATCATGTTGATCCAGGTCTTACGGCAAACGATGCTGGCGGGCCGAGTCGTCAAAATTGGGGAAGTCATTCAGGCTTCCCCTTCTGACGCCAAACTCCTGATCGGTATCGGCAAGGCCGTTGAGGCTATTGCCTCAGTGGCAGAAACGGTTGAGGTTATCGCTCAGCCTGCACCAAAACCAACTACCCCCCGTCGGAGGGCTAAACAATGACCATCCACAACCTCGGATCGAAAACCGATCTGCTTGAGCTGCATAACAATGCAGTGGTTGCATCCACTGGCGCTGGCACCCCCGCCAACGTTGATCTCGTCGATTACGAAGGCGACGTTGCCTTCATCATCGATTCCGCAGCCGCTGGCTCTGGCGTCACCCTGACCGCCAAAATCCAGCACAGCAACACCACCACCTCTGGCGACTTTGTTGACGTGACCGGTGGCGGCTTCACCGCTGCTGCTGCTAACACCGCCTTCCAGGAAAAGATCTACCTGAACAGCAACGACCTCCGTCGTTATGTTCGCGTGCTCTTCACTGTGACCGGCGGCACCGGCACCGGCGCCGTTTCGGTGGTTGCCCTTGGCTCTAAAAAGTACAGCTGATGGCTTTAACCGAGAACCTAGACGCGTTCTTGGCCGATTTCGGCGTCAGCTGTACTGCTGGCGCCGTTTCCGCATTGGGCATTCTTGACATGCCAAGCCAGATCATTAGCGATGGAATGGTGCTCAGCACTGACTACACTTTGACCGCACGGGCGTCCAACTTTGGCACCTTGATTCGCGGCAGTTCGATCACGGTCGATAGCGTGGCCTACACAGTGCGCGAGACGATGCTGATCGATGACGGCAAGTTCGTTCAGATTGCATTGCAAAAGACATGAGCAGCCCCTTCAAGGTCAACACACGCAGCCAGTGGGCAACGCTGAACCCGGTGCTCATGGCCGGCGAGCCTGGCCTTGAAAGCGATACAAGCAATCTAAAGATCGGCAATGGCCGAACGCCATGGGCAAGCCTGCCGTATCACGGCTGCCCTGGTTACTGGGGATCGTTCTGGGATAGCACCTCGCAAATCGCGGCCGCCATCAACACGGCATATCCGATCAAGCTGCGGCAGGTTGACACGGCAAGCCGCGGCATCAGGGTCATCTCAGACGGCCGCATCACGGTTGACTATCCAGGCATTTACAGCTTCACCTTCTCGATTCAGTTCAGCAATACTGACAGCTCAATCCACGACATTAACGTGTGGCTGCGCAAGAACAATGCCGGCAGCGCTGGTGACGTGCCTGATAGTGATAGCCGCTTCAGCATCATCTCAAGCCATGGCGGTATTGCTGGCAACGTGATCGGCACGGTCAACTTCGTACTGGGCTTGGCAGCAAACGACTACATCGAGCTTATGTGGATGACGACTAACGTCGCCGCCTATATCCATGCTGAGGTTGCAGAAACCAGCCCGCCGCATCCCGGCATACCGGGCATCATCTGCACTGTTGTCCAAGTTGCATCTGCTTGACCCATGGCCACCAAACGCGAGACCATCCTTGCCGCCATCCGCACGGCGCTAACCAACACCACCGGCGTCAGCACGCGCATTTATCGCAGCAGGGTGGAGCCCATTGCCCGCGGTGAGTCGCCCGCCATCGTGGTGGAACCGGTGAGCGACACAGCCGAGCAAAACACCAGCCTGCCAACGCTGGACTGGAGCTTGACGGTGCGCGTTGCTGTGATCGTGCGCGGCAATGTGCCCGATCAGCTGGCGGACCCCATCGTGGCTGATGCTCACAGCAAGATCATGGCCGACCTGACGCTGGGCGGTTATGCCATTGATGTGCAGCCGCAATCGGTCAGTTTTGACCTGATGGAAGCTGATCAGCCTGCCGGCGTCATCGCTCTTGAATACCTGGTGCGCTATCGCACTTCGGTAACTGATCTGAGCATCAGCTGAGCCGGCTACGATAGAGGCAAAGATCCTGCCAAGGCTTTAACCATGCCGCTGCTATCTCGCCGTCAGCTGCTGCTGGCTGAAATTGAAACCACCTACGGCACCGACCCTACGCCTACTGTTGGCGCCAACGCGATCTTGGTGCGCAATATTGAGGTGACCCCGCTTGAGGCCGATACCGTCAGCCGTGAGCTGATCCGGCCTTACCTCGGCCAGTCTGAGCAACTGCTGGCGCAAACGCGCGTGCTGGTCAATTTCGAGGTGGAACTGGCAGGTTCTGGCACCGCTGGCACGGCCCCTGCATACGGTCCTCTGCTGAAAGCGTGCTCATTCACTGAGACCGTATCGGCTAGCACCAGCGTCACATATACGCCCAACAGCAGCGCTTCGCCCGGTTCAGTCACGATCTATTTCAACAACGATGGCGTGCTGCATAAGGCGACCGGTTGCCGCGGCACATTTTCGCTGAACTGCACCGTGGGCGAGATCCCCACCATTGCTTTTGAGTTCACCGGCATCTATAACGCACCGACCGCCTCGGCCATCAGCAGCCCCACTTACGCCAACCAAGCTGATCCGGTCGTGTTCAAGCAGGGCAACACGACAGGCTTCCAGGTATTCAGCTATGCCGGCTGCCTGCAGAGCTTCACAATGGAACTGGCCAATGAGCTGGTTTATCGCGAGCTGGTGGGTTGCACCAAAGAAGTCATTATCACCAACCGCGCCCCTGCTGGTGAGGTGATGATTGAGGCGGTATCGGTCGCGGCCCATAACTTTTTCGACGATGCCACGGGCAACAGCACTGGTAACCTGACCTTCCAGCACGGTCAAACGGCTGGCAACATCGTCACCTTCACCGCTGATCAGATCGATCTGGGCAACCCGTCATACAGCGACGAGGATGGGATCCAGATGCTGACGTTGCCGTACATTGCCACGCCGACCGATTCAGGCAATGATGAGCTTGAGCTTGTCTTCACCTGATCCACGTGGCTTTTGTCCTTAAGCAGTCAGACTCCTACACCTGGCCGGTGAGCATTAAGCTGCCGGCCAACGGTGGCAAGCGGGAGCGGCAGACGTTTGATGCCGAGTTCAAGCGGCTGCCCCAAAGCCGCATCAATGAAATCCAACGTGAGGTGCAGCTGCGCGTCAGTGCC